GTTCTCAGCTAATACAACTGCTGGCTACAAGGCAGTGTACGAAGATAGTGCTTTCTACTTTGACAACACTAACAACACTTTGTACGCAACATTGTTCTCTGGTACAGCAACCTCAGCACGTTACGCTGACTTGGCTGAGATGTACGCAGCAGATGGCGAGATTGAGCCAGGTACAGTAGTATGCTTTGGCGGTGACGCAGAAGTTACTGTTTGTAACCACGACATGGACCGTAAGGTTGCAGGTGTTGTTTCAACTAACCCAGCATACTTGATGAACTCAGAGGCTGAAGGTGTTGCAGTAGCACTACAAGGTCGTGTACCTGTTAAGGTAACTGGTCCAGTTGCGAAAGGTGACATGCTTGTTTCTGCAGGCAATGGCATGGCTCGCGCTGAAGAGAATCCAGCAATGGGCTCTGTGATCGGTAAGGCACTAGAAGACTTTGATGGCGCAGAAGGCGTGATTGAAGTGGTTGTGGGCCGCTTATAATCCTTTAGGGTTATAAACCAAAGAAAAAAGGGCTTCGGCCCTTTTTTCTTGACTATAATATCTGGATAAATAGTAAAACGATACGTTATTAAGGATAATAAATGGGGTTAACTAGACCGCGATTAGGTCAAATGCAAACTACAACATCTGCATTTGATGATCCAATTGTTGTATTAAACAACGGAGCAACAGGCACAAATACCAAAGATATTGGTATTGTGTTTGAGCGCGGCGATGATCAAAATCGTGTATTGTTATGGGACGAGTCTGCTGATGAATTTGTACTGGCAAATTCCACAGAGCAAGGCTCCACATCAGGCAATGTAACAATCGCTTCATATGCCAATCTACACGTTAATAATATTATTACATCTGGCAGTGTAAACACTCTTACGATTAATGATGCTTATACTTTGCCTATTACAGACGGCAATGCTGGTTATGTATTAACTACTGATGGCTCGGGTAATGTATCCTGGTCCGCTGCTTCTTCTGGAGGACATACAATCCAAAATGCAGGATCTAATTTAACCACAAGATCAAATTTAAACTTTGATGGTACATACTTGGTTGCTACAGACGATCTAGGAAATGATCAGACTGACATTACTATCAGCAGCAGTGTAGCAACTACATCAGGAACGCAAACACTAGATAATAAAACCATTGATGGTGGCTCGTACTAATGCAAGAAGTGTACAGAACGGATTACGAAGGAGAATTTGTAGTCACTGGGTTGAAGATTGTTAACGGAAAAAAACAGCAAGACCGTGAATTTATTGACAATCCAATCCAAATTAAATCAATTTCTGGGCGTGCTACTTGTGTAAGCAATGGAATCTCTAGCACACGATTTCGTTTAGATCGGTTGATGCTACACCATGGGCTGTTAAATACTTTGCCGTTAAATGTATATACAACCGGAGATTTGTATAAAAAAGTACATGCTAACTTTCATGTAACATTTAATAAAGATTATTTATTAGAGTTAGTTGATCAAAAACTAACAGAACAAATTATTGTGTATACAAGTACCAGTAATTGCCTTAAAACACCCGGTGAATTTTTTATTATTCCTTATGGTATAAAGTCAACTGAAGAGGCGGTTGCAGCATATTTGGCTGCATTTGATGGACATCAAGAAGTATTCCTAGTAGGCTATGATGAATACACAGCGGATGGGCTAACAAGACGTACTAAAATGATCGAAACAGTAGGTCAAGTAATTAAAACATACCCAACTACTAAATTTCGTCTTGTTATTGATCAAGGTCAAGTACCAAAAGAGTGGTTACCTAATAGGAATTTACAAGAGATGTCTGTTAGAGACTATATTAGTTACTGCGATATTTCGTAACTGTATAAATTTTCTACAGTTACGATCTTATTATAGATATCTTCGATATTAATAGTAGCCCATAATCCAGGATGCAATGGTTTTGGAATAACACCTTTGTCAATCCACGAATATCCTAAATGTTCGTTGTTGAGCTTTGGAATAAATTCATCAGCCACTAAACAGAAAAATGTGTGATATATGAAATGATTGTTAGGACCAGTAAAACGTTCAATAGGTACTAATTTAATATAATTGGGCATACTGCCCATTTCTTCAGAACATTCGCGTGTAATAGTATCTAATAGTGTTTCGTTTTCTTCTACTTTGCCGCCAGGCAATCCCCAATGAAAAGGATGTTTTGGGTCATTACGCATTAAGTACAAATAACGTTGTGTGTTATAGGCGTAAAACCAAATACCTACTGCGTTTAGATCACCAGTGACCACGATCCCCCCGTGTACAACCCCTCGTAACTGCGAACCCATTGAACACCGTCCCATTTATATTGTAAGCTAGTGTTTAGATTAGTGACGTATTCGTTTGACTCTACGGTGCTTGAGTCAAACTGAACTACCCAAGCAGATCCGTTATATTGGATAATATCATTAACATTAGCAACAATATTCCCCCAACTGTCGGCAGCGTCTGTGTTATCCGAATCGCCAATACTATCCGTTAACAGATAACGTTGTCCTGTTACAGCTGATGCTAATCCTGCTCCAGGACCGCTGCGTTGCGGATCAATAACAGCATTAACTGGTGGTAATGTATTTGCCGGAAGCGTATCTTCATCAACTGTAAACAGCATAACACGATCATCTGTTGGGTGATATGCAACAGTACCTACAATCTCTATATCGTTAGTACTGTTTTCTAAACGAATCTGACTAATACCGTCGCGTAATTTACCGTATTCTTCAACAACCGCATGCCATAGTACGGTGCTATCGTCTTGTGTGCTTAAACTTCCGAGGTCAGTGTTTGCTTCATCTACAGCACTTGCTTTTAACACTTGTAACTGGTTGCCAATTAATAATACTTGATATCCATGTGGAGTAACTTGCATGCGAGTACCTAACAATAAGTCATCGTTTTCGAGAATGCTATTAGTATTACCGTCTGCATCGTACATACTTGCAATAACTTTATGAATAACACCAAGTTTAGTAACTTTAGCAGGCATACTGATCCAAACTGGAAGAGTAAATGTAAGCGTCATAATATCAATTGGCTCATCTGTGCCAACAGGAACTGTGCGCGAAGTATAATTAATATCATTAAGTTCAATAACTGTTAAACTTGTCCAGTCAATATAATTGTCTGTACTTTGAATTTCTAAACTTGGATTGAACATTGGAGCAATTTGTTCAAACAACTGCCATTTTTGATTTGTGTTTGTAGTCCAAATATCTAATTTAATAGTTACGTCATACGGAACTGGCATGTGGCGTTTAACAGTAAATGCATTACCTTGTGTAGTTTCGTATGTTTGTGTGTCTGCGTCCCAGGAACGTTGGCGATAACTTTTAGTATCTACAAAATACGGTTCTTGCACACGTTCTCTTGCATATTTTAGCCCACTTACATAAAAGCTCATCATAGGCGCAGATGGCATTGAGTTAGCACTATTATTTTGAATAATCACTTGTGCTTGACGAGAAGCGTCGCCGTAACGAATAGGAACTGTTAAGTATGTTGGATTACCTGAGTCATCTTTGCCGTACTCTACTTGGAATCCAGAGAAGATTCTCGTAAATTGTAACAAGAACCTGCGTAATTGTTCGTCGTAGAAAAAATCAACTTGTGCCATTAGTTATCTGCCTCTGGTCGTAGCAAATCGCTCAGACTTTGTTTGCTTGGAATATTACCGCGATCAGTTGTAGCTACTGTAGCATTGTTATTAACAAATGAACTACGCTGTGTAGTATTGTCGTTGTTTAAGTAACTCATTTCAGTTCTTACATTATCTTCTACTTTCACCCAACGTGCTCCATCATATCTAAACAGTCTATTTGGATGATAGTCCAAACGTAAACAATAATCGCCACTTCTTGCATTAAGCGGGAAGCTAACACCCGGTGTTACAGGTAAGCCATTTGGTGGCATTGTGTTACCGGTTAAGTAACCAACTAAGTATCCGTCTGATGTTGGCGATACTAAACTACGGTCTGCTCTGACTGCACCTAAATCTGCTGTTAATCTATCATTATCAGCACTAATGCCTGTACCATCTTCTGGCTCGCCGTCGCTACCATACGGAGCAACGTAAAACTTACTAACATCATATCCTGATAAAGGAACTTCTACTTCTGCTTGTGCAAGGATCTTGTCATTGATATCTTTGTTCTTATTGTATGTAGTTAAGTAGTCGGTCAGGTCGCCAGTTTCGTTGCCCTTCTCATTAGTGTAGCCATCTAAGATATCTTTATATTCTTGTGCGCCCACCATTGGAACTGCTTTAACACGCCAAATGTGTGGCATCCAGGTTTTACTAAAACCCTCACTAGCAAATGAAGCATCTTGAATAACATAAAACTTTGGCATTCCGATTGGAATGTTAGGATCCAATGGATGAAAATCTTTTAAATTAGGAACTTCGATAACATCACCTGACATTAACTTACGCCCTACAGTATCAATCATATCATTATAATGAAATGTTACAAAGATGGTATCGTTTTGAATGAATAATCCAAATTGACTTAAATTAAAATCAATATCCTGAACATTATACACACCTCTTAATCTGTAAATAGATTCATCGTAATCACGATCTCTATTTTCTAAGGTGAATAAGTCTTCAATAAAAAGCGGATTAGTTTCAGAATATACAGGACGAGTAACATCATAATTACTTGATTCTGTAGAATAATCCCCTGAAACTTTAGGACCTAAATATTTGTGAATATATATGTCTAAACCGCCAACGGTATATTGCTCGGAAATAACCCGATCTAAATATTTGTAATCGTTGCGTTTTTCAGGAGACCATAAACTTAATCTTGGCATATTAAATAATCTTTATATGTTGTATTTTTACCACAATGTGGTATTTTTGCCACATAAGCATATTTTATAGCCCAGAAGCAAAGTTTTATGTATTTATCCGCTTTGACCAGGTTGACAATCTGGAACAAGACGCTATAATATGCAGATACTAACAAATAGGAGTTAGCAATGGCCCGTAAGCCACAAAGCAACAAAATCAAGGCACAAGCCGCTGAAATCAAATATGTAGGTGAAGAGCCCACTTGGGCTGAACAGCCAGCAGAAGACAAGCGTATGGGTGCTATGGTTCAAGCAATGAACTGGTACAACTACACTTGCGATAGTAAGCAAGCTAAAGAAATGATGCTTGACTACTTAAAAGAGCAAGGCAAAACTGATGCTTATAAAGTAATCAAGAACGTTGCAGACACTCAGTTCTCAAACACCATTGGCTGGCTGTGCCGTATGAGCAAGCAGGGCCTGGAATTGAACGAAAAAGAAGTTGAGCGTATCAACTTTGAAGTTGAACGCCACAACAAACCTCAGGTAGCAGTTGAAGAAGCTGAGGTAGAAATAGTTAAGAAGTCCAACAAGCCTACTATCCAGGATCGTATGCGTGAAAAGGCGCTCGAGGTTGCTGGCGAACTTGAAGGTTTGTATGACGATTTCATTGTTGGTGGTTGCAAAATGGGCAAAACTGCTGGTGCAATTGAGCAGCTCAAGATTGGAAATCCGCTTCCGCAGCACATTCCGCTTATTCTTGAACTTTGGGAGAAGCGTTTAGCAGAGCTGCTTGAAGTTCAAGCTGGCGAAGATCCAGATCTTAACGAAGGATACGCAGTTTACGGCAAAATTGAAATCCGTAATATGATTAAGTTTGTCGAAGCAGTCATTGCTGAGTGTGGAAGCTACGTACAGTACAAGAAAGTTTCCAAAACCCCACGACGCAAGAAGCCAGTTCCGCCAGAAAAAGTGGTAGCAAAGCTCAAGTATCTGAAGGAATTTGGCGACATTAAGTCAGAAAAGCCAGTGAAGATTCTCGGTGCTAAGGAAATGTTTGTGTATAACACCAAGAACCGCAAGCTACAATACTATGTAGCAGACCAGCATTCAGGTGGCTTGTATGTAAAGAACAATGCTATCATTGGTTATGACCCAACACTTAGCGTCATGAAGACGCTTCGCAAGCCAGAAGAGCAGATTAAAGAGCTCAACAAGGCAAGTAAGCCTAACAGTCGCAAGTTCTTTACAGACATACGGGCAGTAGAAGCTAAGGTAAACGGACGCTTTAATGAGAACCTAGTCATCCTCCGAATTCACTAAATAGTGTAATAAGGATGGATGGACAGGACATATGAGTTTAGATTCTCTAAAGCAAGATCTCTTTAAATACGTAGGACTAAGATTAGGCGATGGCATTATTGACATTGAACTTGATCCAGAGCACTACGAAATAGCATATCAAGAAGCACTTGGTATTTTTAGACAACGCTCACAAGCAAGCACTGAAGAAAGTTATGCGTTTCTAACACTCCAGGAAGGGCAGGATACTTACACATTACCACAAGAGGTAACACATGTCCGTCAAATTTTCAGACGCACTCTGGGGGATGCTACTGGCCCTTACAGTAGTAGCTTTGACCCATTTAGTCAGGCTACTCTCAATGTCTATCTTTTAAACTATACCTATGCAGGCGGGTTAGCGACGTTTGAAATGTACTCACAGTACGTTGAACTTGCAATGCGTATGTTTGGTGGGTTTATGAACTACACGTTTAACCCTGTAACAAAGCAACTTCGCGTTGTGCGTGATCCAAAAGGCACAGGCGAAGAAATATTACTTTGGGTATATAATGCTAAACCAGAAGTAACGTTGCTACAAGACTATCAAACTTCACAGTGGATTAAAGACTTTACTACCGCTGCTGCTAAAATGATCATTGGCCAAGCACGTGAAAAGTATGCAAGTATTGCAGGCCCGCAAGGTGGTTCAGCACTAAATGGTTCTCAAATGAAGCAAGAAGGTATGGCGGAAAAGCAAGCATTACTTGATGACTTACGCAACTATGTAGATGGTTCGCAACCAATCACCTGGGTTATTGGTTAATGCGAGCAAGCGAGTTCATTCCGGAACACGAAATGGTTTGGAGTCGTTCTAAAACTACAACACGTGGCGGCAAAGCAAAATTAAAATGGCGTTGCACTTCTGGTAAGCGTAAAGGACGTATTGTTCCTTCTGTTTCAGATTGCGATAAGC